ATTTATGATAATAAACAAAGAAAACTAATTTTAATAATATGGCTGATTTATTGATGAAAATGCCGATTCCTTATGAACCGAAAAGACAAAACCGATTCATTTTAAGGTTTCCATCAAGTTTAGGAATTAATGAATGGTTTGTAGAGTCTACATCAAGACCGCACATTACAATTGCTGCGACGGAGATACCGTTCTTAAACACTTCAACTTATGTTGCCGGTAGATTTAACTGGCAAACAATTAACGTGACATTTAGAGACCCTATTGGACCATCTGCTGCACAAGCTCTTATGGAGTGGGTTCGTTTACATGCCGAGTCTGTGACAGGTCGTATGGGTTATGCTGCGGGTTATAAAAAAGATATTGACCTTGAGATGTTAGACCCAACAGGTGTTGTTGTTGAAAAATGGATTTTGTACGGAACATTCCTAACAAATGTGGATTTTCAAACCCTTAACTATTCCCAAGATGGATTAGCAACAATTTCTTGTAATTTAAGACCTGACCGTTGTGTTTTAATTTACTAATTTCTATTTATTTACTTTTTTAAATCAATATATTTAACCGTAGAACCAAACTCTACGGTTTTTTTATTATGGAAGATATATCACAATACGGACAAGAAAATTTCTCAATGCCACATGACGTGGTTCAATTACCTTCAAGAGGTATTTTTTATAAAAACAAAAAAAGTTCTGTCAAGGTAGGATACCTAACCGCTGCGGATGAAAACATTTTGATGGGGAGAAGTGACGATGTTACTATGCAACTTCTTAGAAATAAATTGTATGAACCCGGTATGAAACCTGAAGAGTTGTTGGAGGGTGATATTGAGGCAATTTTAATTTTCTTAAGAAATACCTCTTTCGGACCTGAAATGGAAATGTCTTTAAAAGACCCAGTAACTGGCAATGAATTCAAAACACAAGTTTTGTTGGATGAGTTAAACATCAATAAAGGGGTTGAACCTGATACTGATGGTACATTTTCGGCGACTTTACCTGTATCAGGTGTTCAAGTTAAATTAAAACCACTTACTTATGGTGATGGTTTAGAACTTAGAAAAATATTTGAATCATACCCACAAGGTAGGGTTGTTCCAAGAGTTACGATGAGATTAGTAAAAGAAATTCAAAGTATTAATGGAAACACTGATAAGGGTGAAATAACAAAATTTGTAGAGCAGATGCCAATCGCTGACTCTAAATTCATTAAAAAATTTATGAATGAAAATGAACCAAGATTGGATATGGAAAGAATTGTTATGGCCCCGTCAGGAGAAAAACTCACAGTGAATGTTGGGTTTGGGGTCGAATTTTTTCGTCCTTTCTTCTGATTATAGAAAGTCTCAAATAGACGAATTTTATTATTTGAAGACGTTACTTGGTGTTTCATACCAAGAATTTTTGATTATGCCTATCTTTATTAGGAAATATCTTTTGAATAAATGGATTGAAGATAAATCTCAAAAATAACAAAAGAATCTATTTATTTAGAAATACAACATGGCTAATCCGAACGATTTTGATAGTGTGGGTGATATGCTCAAAGCAGCTAAAGATGCCTTGAACTTTAAAGATACCATAGATAAAATCTATACGGGAATCAATAATATTAATCAGTCTTTAGGAGACAATAGAATAAGAGCTGTTGAGTTTTCAAATGCTATCAGTGATTCTGCATCAAGTTTAGTCCGTGTTGGTGCTTCTCTTGATGACATTGATTCAACAATTATTTCTATCAGTGAAGGTGCTCGTAGAAATGTAATTGAAACTACAGATACAATTACTGAAATTTATGCTGCGGCACAACTTATTGGTCAACAAGCGGACCCTGCAAGACTTGTTGAAAATTTCCAAGCAGCTGGATACGAAATATCACAAGTTGGGGAGACAGTTGCAGAATCCATTGGATATGTTCAAAGTTTAGGACTTAATTCAAGAAAAATCATGCAAGACGTTGTCAATAGCATGGAATACATGAATAGGTTTAATTTTTCTGATGGTGTTGTTGGATTAACAAAAATGGCTGCACAGGCATCTATGTTACGATTTGATATGGCGACCACCGCCAAATTCGCTGACAGTGTTATGAATCCACAAGGTGCTATTGAAATGGCATCTGCGTTCCAAAGATTGGGTGTTATGGCAGGTGATTTGGTTGACCCGTTTGTGTTAATGGATAAATCAATCAACGACCCTGCAGGACTTCAAGATAGTTTAATCAATCTTACCAAGCAATTTACGATATTTGATGAGAAGACTCAATCATTTAAAATTGCACCAGGTGCACAAAGACAAATTAAAGAAATTGCCGAAGCTGCGGGAATGACCGCGGCTGAATTTACAAAAACCGCACTATCCGCAGCTGACATGGATAGAAGACTTGGTCAGATTAATCTTGGTATCAATGCAACTGAAGAAGAAAAGATGTTGGTTGCCAACATGGCTAAGATGGGTACGGGAGCTTTTAAGGGTGACTATGTTGTTCAGATTAAAGACGATGAAGGTAAGGACCAAACAAAAAGGTTAAGTGACCTACAATCAGAAGAATTCCAAAAATTAAGGGAAATCCAAGAAAGTGCACCAAAAACTGTTGAAGACATACAAAGAGCACAACTTGGTGTTATGGATACAATACATAGAGATTTGGTTGCATTACCAATCCAAATTGGATATGCTATCGGTGGACAATCGGCGATTATCAGAGGTGCTGAGGCACTTAAAAGAGCTGGTGACGATATAGCAGGTGCCTTATATTCTGAAGGAGTTTTAGGTAGTGGTGAAGATACAAGAAAATTCTTCGAAACTGTTGGTGACGGATTTAAAGATTTATTAGTAAAAGCATCAAGAGGTGATGTGAACGCTCTTAATGAAGCTACCAAAAGAGTTGAAGAGAAATCAAATGAACTTGGTAGTAGTGTTGTTAGTAAATTTATGGAATTTGCATCTCAACTTGGTATTGAAAAACCAAGAAGTGGTGAAGAAAGTTATTATAATGAGAAGATTACTTCCGCTGTTGATAAGGCTAGGAAAAGCATGGCTAAAGATGTTGAAGTAAATCAACAAAAAGATGTTAATATTAATGGTCAAGTAAGATTTGTAATTGATGCCCCTGTTGGTGTTGATACCGCCAGACTTACACAATATGTTCAAAGCCCTGAATTTAAAAATGCTTTAGTAAAAGTTCTTGGTGAAATAGATGAAAATGGTACTAAACCAATTTCATCAAGAAAATAAAATTTTGATATCTGTATTTATAGAATAAAATAGTATGCCAAGTTCATTAGATTTTCCTAGTTCCGAGGTTTTTAGAAAAAAACTTATTGTTAGGAACCTTGTGCCATACAAAAAGTCGCCATCAAGTATTACCCCTCCGATTAACTATGAGACAATCCTTAGGGATATGGCTCCTACGGACAGTAATGATGCGTTAATTGACACATCTGTTTTTGCTAACCAAGTATATCCACTTAACCAATATGGTAGAGATGGTGGATACATTCAAGTTCCGGATGTTAATACCCTTAAGAATACAAACTCAAACGAGGGGGAATACGATTACAGCGATGCAACAATCCTCAACGAAGCTCAACAGGCTGCTCGTACAGGTTTTCCCGGTATTCAAGGTGCTTGGTTACCACTGAACCCATTTGGTGGAACAAACACTCAGAATCAACTATATGATTCAGGATTGTTTTTTACCCAATTAGAAATTTTACAAAACAGACATGGTAGAGGTTCCAATAACCAACCATATCCAAATACATTTAATCCTTCATCCTATAGAGCATCATCACTTATTATAAACCCCGACCCCCAAGGTTCGGATGGTTTGTTATCAAGTGACTCTTATTTGGCAAAAATCAGTGCTGGTTTTTACAAGGAACAGTTCTTATTCAACTCTGCAAGAGAAATAAGACGAAACACATTAGGAAGAGCAAATTTCCTTAACGTCAACGGAGGAGCGAATATCCTCAATATTTTAACAGGTAGGGTTCCAATTATAGAACCAAACTACACTATTACACAACCAACAACATTGTTGGGAGCGTCAGCCGATTTATTAAATAGGGTTTCAGGAACTTATGTTCCACTATCAACAATACCAGGAAGTTACTTTGACCCAAGTATTAACCCCCAAAATCAGGGAACCACACAGCAATTGTTTGGGGCTTATGCAGGGGCTAACTTGGCATCGGGAATCGGAAGATTCTTTGGTAGACTTTTTGGTTCACCTAAGACAGGGTCGGTGTTGTTTTTGGAAAACACAGGAGCCGGTCAAAAGTCTATATTATTTAAAAACTTAGAATACAACATTTATAGACCAAACTATTCAAAAACTATTTTTGATAGAGTTGCAGGAGTTCTAAGACCCGCAACAGAAAACGCAGGGTTTTATTATGTTGGTTCAGAGACTTCAGAACCAAGTAATATATTCTCACCCGTTGGTGATGTGCCAACCGACCAATTTGGAAGAGAGGTTAAAGCACCTGTTTACGGACCGTCAGAACTTTCACAACTTTATGAAGGACCTGGCAAAGCTCTTAGACTTGGGGCTAACGGACCGACATACAGTAGTGGTGGGGGTATTGAAGGTGGTTTCACTTGGGTATCACCGAAGTTCAGAGGTAATGCTGGTAAGTATGTAAGTCCTGGTGGAGACCCAACAAGTGAAGACCCTGACTTTGGACCTGCAGGATACGGTCCAACTGAATCAACAAACTACACCTTCAGACAAGGTTCTATCTTGGATGATACCCAACGTATCATTGATTCACAGCCAAGAGGAGGTAAGAGATTCCAACACGTAGGAAACGCTATCGACCAAGTATCCAAGGTATTTAACGATGGGTATAAAGAGATTACCAAAGGTTCAAAAGTTGTTCGTTATGTTGGTGAAATCGGTCAAGAAAGAGGTGCTGAGTATTGTAGAATCTTTACCAAAGATACTCCATACCTTCAGTTTAATGACTTGCAGAAAACCGATGGTATTACTACACAAGGTAGAAAGTTTGCTTATTCCGTGTTTGATAACACATATAACTTAAACATCGCACCAAACAAAAGAGAAGGTGGACAAGACTCTACTAACATAGTGGGGGGATATCCATTTGGTGGTGGGTTCTATGCTAAGAAATATATGTTCTCGTTGGAGAATTTGGCGTGGAGAACATCAAACAGACCGGGATTATCTGTCCAAGATTTACCTGCGTGTGAACGTGGTCCGAATGGAGGTAGAGTAATGTGGTTCCCACCATATGGTTTAACATTTAACGAATCAACCAGAGCTGGTTTTAAAACGACTGATTTCATTGGTCGTCCTGAACCTGTATACACTTACAATAATACGTCAAGAACGGGTTCATTAACTTGGAAGATTGTTGTTGACCACCCATCTGTATTAAACATGTTGGTCAATAGAGTATTATCAAACGAAGTTCTTAAGAGTAGAGTGGATGGTATATTAGAGTCATTCTTTGCAGGTTGTAGAAAATATGACCTCTATGAATTAGCTCAAAAATATTATACTATCAACCCACGAGACATTTTTGAAATACAACAAAAATTATCAACTAAAAATGTCACAACCGAAGAGGTTCGTTATTTGACAAACACCATTCAAACAGGTAATGATGCAACTACTGGTGGGGGTGGAAATGGTGCTGGTACACAAACTAATAATGGTAATAATGCACAGACAGGTAATTCAAGTGCAGAATTTACGGGTGATATTGGTGCATTATATTTTGATAATGATATTCCATTACCAAGTATTCCTGTTGAAAGTTATTTAACATATTACTCAGCATACACTTCACAGACAACTAAAAATAGGTATCAATCACAAGCGAATACTGATGAAAGAGAACCTATTAAAACTTTTTATACAAGTATTATAGAATCAAATAAAATTAAAATTGATTCTAAAGTTAATTTAATGAAACAAAAATTATCACAAGGTGGTATCATTGAGATGGTTTTAGTTGGTAGTGCATCTGCACCTGCAAATGAACAATACAACGATAAATTATCACAAAGAAGAATTGATGCTGTTAAGAAGTATTTCTTAGAAACTCTTGGATTACAAACATACTTGGATAACAAACAAATAACTTTTGTAGAAACTGCTGATGGTGAAACTATTGTAATTCCTGAATCTGAAATTGGTGATGTTGTTAACATTTTTGATTCGGTAAATTGTACACAGAAATTAACGGGTAACGATAAAATTTATTCAACAAGTGCCATGGCGTGTAGAAGAGTAAAACTTACTGTTAACGACAAAACGCCAGTACCTGTCCAACAACCATCAAAGATTGACCCTACACAACCAAGGGTTCAAGAACAATTAACAACTGTTGTTGATTCCAAAACTGTTGTTCAACAAGTTATAACAGAAGAAACTGTTCTTAGGGACAACATTACTAAGAGAGTTTTAAGAAGTTTATTATCTGAGTGTGATTATTTTGAGGTTATTAAACAAGAGACACCAATGGTGTACGATAACTTAAAAGAAAAATTAAAATTCTTTCACCCATCATTCCACTCAATTACACCTGAAGGATTAAACAGTAGACTTACATTTTTACAACAATGTATGAGACCTGGTGATACAATACCTACAGTCAATTCTGATGGACAATTAGAATATAATAACGCCATTAACACCGCATTTGGAGCACCTCCGGTATTGGTTTTAAGAGTTGGTGACTTTTTCCACTCTAAAATTATTCCTGATAACCTTTCACTTACTTATGAAGGTTTAGATTTAAACCCTGAAGGTATTGGGGTTCAACCTATGATTGCTAACGTCACTTTATCATTTAGTTTTGTTGGTGGACAAGGTTTAAAAAGTGCTGTAGATAAACTACAAAACGCATTAACATTTAACTTCTACGGTAACACAGAAATTTATGATGATAGGGCGGACGCAACTGATGACAGTTATAAAATTTTAGACCAACAATTTGTAAAGAATTTAGGATTAGAAGTACCACCACCAACGATTAACCAAGTTGAGAATACAAGACCACAATCTAACTTAGAGACTATTGGTAAGGTTTTAACAACTGAAACAGATGAAAACGGTGTTCAATACGGAACGATTGAATATAAAACATTAATGACCCAATTAGTTGGAAGCACCCAAAATTATTTTGCAACAATCGTCAATAAAACTAAAGATGTTAATAGTCAATATAACAACGCAATTAGACAATTGTTCCCAATACAAAGAAATTATACTGATGGTTACATATTAGCTTATAGTTCAAATGACATTGTAAACATTTACGGTAAACCAATTAATTTCCAAAAAACTGTTGATGATTTATTTTCTCAATATATTAGTGATATAGATTCTGAAAATGGTTTTGTTGGGTATATGAATACTACCGAATTCAATTTCTCAAAAAAGGCATTGAGACAATTGAAACAAAATATGAAAACATTTGTTACAGAAAAACAGAATAGTTTTGTTAATCCATTATCAACAATCATTCAGAGTATAACAAATGCTCAAACACAATACATACAATTACTTGCAAGAACAAATGTTATTACATACAATCCATTATCTGCGAGTGAAGGAACAGATGGGTTTCAACAAACAAATGGACGTGAAGTAATTTATAATATTTCGGGTACAACTGCAATCCACAGTTCATCAGTTGGTGTTACAAACACATATGAAGAAATAAGTGCGGATTTTGAAAAAATTGCCAATAATTTAGAGGCGTTTGACGATGCTTGTCAAATTGATTTTCAAACAACAATTAATGGTGTTGCTTATACCGGTATGTTTGTCACCGACCCACTTCAAACAAACGAAGTAATACAAAACGTTTTTGTTCCATTTACAGATGATATTTGGTGGGCTGAAAATGCAAAACGTAGGGAATATGCGATATTATCAAAAGATGTTATTGACCAAAAACTTTATGAAGCGTTTGAAAATGCAATTATCGGTAATATTATAACCAATAAAGATTTAGTTGGTGAGGGTAAAGATGATTTTCAAAATAAATTTAGAAATTATTGGCAAAAAGATTCTCGTAGAGTATATTCTAAAGAAGATGAGGTTACAAAGGCTTGGATTAATGAATTTGAGAAATCTCAAATGACAAACTATTTGAACTACACACCATTCCCATTAGACAAGAAAAGAGTATTCACATATGAAGTTTCATCAACCCCAACGGCTGAACAAAAAACATACATCAAAGATTTAGGGTTAAAAAATAATACTAATACGGATACATCTAAGTGGGCGACCATAAACGGAAGTGTTATAACAACTAAAGTGGAATTACTGTAATGGCGTTAGGATATTATAACAGATACAATCTTTTTTACATAAATGGTGAACAAACTGTTGTTCCTTATGTTGCAATACCTACAAAACCTTCAGATAAGGTTTATGTTTATAAAGTTGGTGTGAGTAGATTAGATAAAGTTTCTCAAGAATATTATGGTACACCATTCTTCGGTTGGTTGATACTACAAGCAAATCCTCAATATAGTGGTATGGAAAATAATATATTTGACGGTGCTATATTGAGTATTCCATATCCTTTAGTAACTTCATTACAAGATTATAAATCGGCTGTAGAAGCACACTTCTTTTATTATGGTAGGTAATGGTTTATCAGACAACTCAGGGAACATTTTTGTTGAGGCATCATATAATAATGTTATATTAGTTGACCCTAACAAAACATGGCGTATTGCGTCTAATGGGCAACAAGTTGTTGAGGAAAGATTAGTTGACCATGAAAACTTAGTGATGTATGCTAATCTTGAGGCGGAAATCCTTCCAAGAACAAAGTTGGCATTAGGTTCGACCCCACAAGATAATATTAGAACGGTATCACTGGCGAAGATTAATTTTCTTCGTCCTAATGATGAAGACTATCTAAATACGGGATATTACGATGATTTAACAGGTTTAGGTTCAACAGAAAAGAAAGCTAGACTACAGAGATATGAAGATTTAGTGGATACCACTGATGGAAAAAAATATTTCAAACAAAGATTTCAAACTAATTTAGGGGGTACTGTTGACCCAGGGTTATTGGGTATTACAAGTATTGAGGCCAGAACAAATCTATCGTTTATTCCTGAGGTAACGATAAGATTAGAAGATGTTCAGGGTAGAGCTTTGTTTGAACTTGGAGACCAATCACCTTACGCAGCATTTTTCAATTTACCATATCCTGTCTTTTATTTAACGATGAAAGGGTATTATGGTCAAGCAATTAGATATCAATTAAACTTACACAAATTTAGTGCGGACTTTAACTCTATGAGTGGTAACTACTTGGTTACCCTTCAGTTTTTTGGTTACAAATATAATATCCTTAATGAGATTTCGATGGGACACTTAGTTGCGGTTCCACACATGTATGAAACGGCATTTAATTTCTCCAAAACAATTGGTGGTGAAACAACTTTGAATGGTAACTCAGAAACACAAGTAACTAATACTGCACAGAATATATCATCGTCAACACAATTAAACTCAACAATTAGTATTGATACGATTGATGCTCGTGGATTACAAAAAATTAATGAAGTATATTCAGAATATGTTGCAAAACAGTTAATACCGGCAGACTTCCCAAGATATACTGTTGCTCAACTTCAATATAAATTGATGAAGTTGGAACAAACAATATTGGATGTTTACAAAGATAAAGCCGATTTACAACCACTAACTGATGCTGAAGATTATAGAAAGGCGTTGTTAGGTTATTATGAAAAAGTAAGAGGTTCCAAAACTTCATGGTTTGCGGAATATATGGGTCAAAATCCTTATTATTTAATTAATTCTGATAATAGGGTTTATACGTTCAAACAAAATGAAATAAGTTTTATTAAAAGAGGTGAGAGTAAATTAAAATCTTTGGTTCTTGAAGGTAATACTGCCTTGAATGAAAATGCCACTTTTGGTTCTATAAAAGGAACTGCTAATTATAAAATAACAAATCAAATAACTTACAACACGTTTACAATATTCCAACCATTGGATATTGATTGGAGACGTACTTTCATTGCTCAAACAGGCATTGTAAATCCAACTGCGGTTCAAATTTCTCAATTCCAAGCATCCGAAATATTAAAATGGGGTGTTAGAGGTGAGGTTACACAAGAAGGTATTAAAGAAGTGAAACTACCGTTCTTTACCTTTGATGGACCCGGTAGGTTTGAAAGTTTGATAAAAGATATGGAAGGACAACTCAATACAAAACAAAATACTATTGAGTTGCAAATTTCGGAAAAACTCCAAAAAACTATTTCATCACCAACAACTGGTATTGGATTCATTCCAAGTGTTAGAAATGTTTTGGCGGTTATAATGGCATCTACAGAGGCATTCATCAGATTAATGAATGACGTTCATTCAAAGGCTTGGGATGTAAGAAGAGACCCTGTAAGAAGAAACGTTATTTTAAATCCATCAATCACTGCACCAAACCCTGATAACAAATTTAGTGTTCAGTATGGTACAAATGTTAATCAACAAGTTGCGGATAATACTGAATTAGATGTATATCCATGGCCTCAAGTTTTTGTTGAAAATACCGACCCTGAAAAAGCTAAATATGAATTGGCATATCCTGGTGACCCATCTATTGTTAACTTAACAAAAGGTTATCTATATGACAAATGGCCTGAAGTAGAATTTTTGGAGGAATATCTAAAAGGGGTTACTCAAAAGTATCAACCACCTATTTCAACACCACCACAAGATAACGAGAATTCACTTACACGTAGAATTAATATAAATGCAATTTTATTCCCATATTCAAACTTAGCATTTCAAAACAAGAACCAAATAAAATATTTGTATGAAATGTATGAGAGACAATCCATATATTCTTACTATACAAACTTTGGTAGATTAATTAACAGTCCTGAAAAAAGTGATATTATTAATCTTGTTGGAACAACAGAAGCTAGAAATATTGTTCAAAGTTTAGGTGTTAGTAATCCGTATTTGATTCAGACACTAAAAAATACTCCATTAAATTCTACAACTTTTCCTGAAGTATTACGAAATTCATCTTTAGATGGACAAGGTAGATTGTGGCAAACATATATTAGAGGTGATTTAACCACAGATTATTTAAGAAACTCTGTTGACCACCCTAACGGTATTTTACCGATTGACATTTTCAATGTGGGTACTCAAAATAATAGTGTTGGCAATGCTGACTTAAGTGCTTTGGCATCGTTGTCAGTTTATATTGACGAACCTCAATTACAAACCTTACAGGTTATGTTGAGTAGTACAATTACTAACACACCTCAGGTAACTGATTTATATCCGTATACAAATGAAAGTTGGGATACAAGTAATTTGGTTGGATATCAATTAGTAAGTGGTCCTGAAAACGTATTTAACACAACAAGAACTTATAAGTTTTATAATCCAACTAAAACAATAACAAACTTTACAGACCCTGTTGATTATAATCAAATCAGACCTGTAACATCATTTAATTATATTGAAACTCAAACACCTGATTTATCGTCAGGTTTGGTACAATTATATGGTAATAGAACATTATTGTTACCTACCGAAGGTATTGTGTCAAACACTCCACCAACAAATAGTACGGACTTTAGTCAAATAGAATTTGATACCACAACTTCAATGTTGAACACTCCATATTTTATTAATTCAATATTGTATGGTGTAGAACAAGACCAAACAGGTCAATCAAGCCCTTATAAACAAGCAGCTTACTTATTTTTAAATTCTTTACCGTTAGCGACACTCAGAGAAAGATATAAGAGTTATGTTGAACCTGGTACAACAATTTCATTGGATTACATATTTGCATCGTTTAAAAAGTTTGGTGCGGTTCATAGATTACCATATGTTTGGTTATTAAAATATGGTTCACTTTGGCATAGATACAAAACTCAAATACAACAAAGACAAGATATTCTAAGTCCAATTTGGGGTGATTTTGATTATGCTAGACAGTATGACCCAACATCGGGAACTCCAAACACAAGTAAAACATACACTGTAGGTAATTTTTCCTATACATTACAAAAAGAAACTTTTGCGAATAACGTAAGAACTGTTGAGATGGATTTAGGTTTTTATCCCAAAACAGTTAATAGTTTCAATTATTTCTTAAATGGTAGAAACCTATTTACAAATTATAGTGACGGTGAAATAACCCAAGCCATCAACAACGGTATGAAGGTTGTAAACTTGGCGGATTCAAACATCACAACAACAACTTTAGACACCACAGGATTGTCAACAACAATTGATATTAGTACCTATTCAGTTGTTATACCTGATACAATACCCGAGTCAAATCCAAATATTAATAGTTGTTCTTTAAATGCCACAACACCACAAACAAATTATTACATCCTACCATCATTTGGTACACAACAAAATGAAATAAGGTTTAAGTGTTTTAATTCAATTGGTGTGTTGACTGAACCTTTATACAACAATAGTTCTATATTTAATGGTTCTGTTAGAACTTTTTGGTCTTTACCTAACTATGGATATTTTGATACTACAGATATTGTTAGACCAAATTTTGAAAGTTATTTTACTACCAAAAATACTTTAGGTACGTCATCATTTAAATTTTCAAATACTAATGACTATGCTGAATTTGAAGAGGTCTTTACTGTTTTTGAAAAAAGTGTGTTGGACTTGATGGAGAGTGAATTTTTAAACTTCTCACAACCATCATCAAAATTCACAAATACATTTATCACCGCTTCAAGCAACAATATTGGACTTGAAACGTTTGGTGTTGAAAATACTCAAAACGATAAATTCAGGAATTTCCAATTATTATTTAGGGATTTGATGAGTGTACCATTACCAAAGTCTACAGGACAACAAATGATATTGGATATGGTAGATTCCCAATATAGTTTGGTTATGTCAAAAATTCAAAACTTGATGAATTATGATATTGCTTTAAAACTTGGAAATCCTACAGACTATGATAAAAGAGTTTGGTTATCATATATTCAACATATAACAAATGCCCCCCAACTTACGGAACCAATTCAATGGCAACCCTATCAGGTATTAACCTTATCAACACCAAATTTCCTTAACACAACTGAAACTGCCTTAATTTATTTTGGTAATTCAACCATACCACAGGCCGATATCGGAACTATAGGTAATTATATTTTCCAATTCTTTGAAGAATCTAACATTGAATTAAATTCGCAGAACATTGCCGAGTTAAATACACTTGCAAAAATGTATACAACTCAAAAACTTGAGGATGATACATTAACAATTCAACAATTTGCAGGACAAATAAATTCTTGGATTAATGAACACACTACATTCTTTAATGATACTTTAAATTTAACCGACACAAAAATTAAAAAACCTGACACAGGATTACCGGATGTAACTGAAGTTCCTGAAAGTATTATTCAATCACAGTGGGAGGGAAGTCAAACAAAGGTTGAACTATATGAAATGTTTAAGGCTTTGAATGATAAGTGGATTGCCGGTTATGATGATTCAAGAACTTTATTTGAAGATGTATTATTCTTAGATAGAGCATCGAGAAACGTTGGTGATAAAGTTATCATTGATATTTTTGCGTTACAACAAATGGTTGACCCTGAATTTATGAATTTGAAGATGAGTGTCTTCACATTTATCAGTGGAATATTAACACAAAACCATTTTTCGGTTATGCCGGTTCCTGCGTATGTTAATTTCTATAACGTACAAAACTCGCCAGCACCATTACCGGTTACAGTTCAACCATCACAAGAGTTTGCTAATGAAATGTGGGGAACCTACATGACGGTAGACACTAGAAAATCGGGACCAAAACTTGTTTGTTTCTATACGGATAGACCATCTTCATATTTGGATATGAAAGATAATAAAAACTATATGTTTAGAAGTGATTCGTTTGATTTGAGAAATGAACAACTTAATCCATTCTATGAGGATTTTGGAACAAAAACCGACTATGCGTTGTCTAACAGAGTTGTAGGATTCAACGTTGATATTGGAACTCGTAATCAAAATATATTTTATTCTTTCTCAATTACTCAAGATAGTGGAAAGGCAACATCAGAATCAATACAACAAATTAATTTGATGGCGAACAGTGCCACGGGTAGAAGTACTGCAACACAAAATGTTTCTCTGTATAACATATACAAAAACATGAGTTATGAATGTGAAGTTGTTGCGTTAGGTAATGCATTACTTCAACCAACAATGTATTTTAATTTGAGACACGTACCAATGTTTAATGGTTCGTACATGATTACTGAAGTAAAACACTCAATACAACCAGGACAATTTCAAACCACATTTAAAGGTATAAGACAAAGTTATATGTCATTACCAAGAATTGATGTTTATATTCAAAGTATTAAAACAAACTTAGTTTCTAAGTTATTACAACAATATAGAAATACTAAAGATAACGCACTACAGACTGCATCAACAACAACACAAGGTAATAATGCCAATCAGACAGTTCAAACAAACAATCAATTGGCGGCTCAAAATTCTTGTACATCAAAAGTATCGTTCCCATATTTGGAAGCTGAGTTTGGTTTCCAATCAGTTGCGGGAAAAACATTTATTTATACTCCACAACAATTCTATAATGAAATTAGAAAAGTTGAGCAAAGACCTGAAGTTGTTTTTGGTATATTTGTTATCTCTTGGATGTCATCAGGTATTGAAAATAAATTCAAAGGTTACGATTACAACTTTGGTAAGGTCACTCTGACAAGTGATTACGGACCATTGGGTGATAAGTATTTTACTAACACATATACTTGTCAATCTGCAACAACCGAAAAAAATAGTAATGTAACATTACCATATGTTAGTTTTGTAAGTATTGATAAATATATCTTATTTGTGAGAGATAAGATTCTTCCAAGTATCCAAAGAATTAAGAGTGTTGGTATGATACAATACTACTTACAAAACTGGCCTTATGATAAACAAGTTACTGAGACACAAAACATTACTTTAAGTGCCTCATATGCTAAGGCGGTAGATTTACTAAACAACGTAACACCTCCAATTAAAACAATTCAATTACCTCCAAGGCCTGTACCAAACCCAACAACAAACCTTGGTAATATTGTTACCGCAACACCACCGTGTCCTACACCATCAGTTTCAACTGTATTTGTTCAAGGCCAAGGTAGTGGTACAGGTAATCCATCACCACCGCCAACTCCATCACCAAGTACATCTTCACCAAAACCAACAACTAATGATGATGCAATACTATCTAATGCTGAACTACTACAAACTTCGTTCATTCTTAGAGTTGATTATTTGGGGTTCCTCTCCACAACAGATTTTTTAGATGGTACCTTTACACTTCCTATATTGAGTCAAGAATATCCTGCGAAGTTAACTGTTGTTGCGAATGGTCTTCTTAGTGGTATTCCTGTTGCAGATTTTACAATTTCTCCTAACACAACAAATACAAGAGGTGAATTCAAATCAAAGAATAATGGATGGAAAGATGTACTTAGTGAAATAAGCACAAATTCAGAATATTATTCGGTTTATTTTGTTGTTAATGTAACAACACCAAAACAAACTTATAAATTTACTTCCGTATTCTCAATTATTCCATTTGATTGTCCTAAACTTGATTACAGAAGAGATGATATTATTGACGTTCCAGATATGGAAATTATCTTAGATAATCCATGTTGTGAATGTTATCCAAATGGTACAAATAGTAGTAGACCATTCAAGTTACCAAAATTAAAATCAACTAATCCCTATACCTTAGAATCGGTAGAATGTAAGATTACAGGTTCAAATTGTTAATAATTTGAATATTGTTGATATTTATAATAAGAATCTCAAAC